CTAGATACATTAACTAAAGAAGAAATAATACAAGAATTTAAAGCACCATTTACTGATTGGAATTATGGAACTAAAATTATTAAAAGTCATTGGTTTAGCTATCATTTGCCATTATTAAAACAACTATTTCCAAAAGCAAGGTTTTGGTCTTTTTATGATACACCACAAGAATGCTTTAATTGGTGGAAACATGTAGGTGGGTGGGATATTACATATCCAATATATACTTGGTATAAAAATGACGAAAGAATGCTACAACAAATTACTATAGAATGTAATGAAATAAAAAATAATTTTAATTTAAAACGTTATTATGGTTGGAAAGAAACTGCAACTGCATTGGGTTTCTCACATAGCATGAGAACAAATTCTGAAATGTATGAAATTGATCCAGATTTTAGTGATATTCATCAATATGATAGTGAAGAAGTATTTAATTCATTTTTAAATAATATATTCAGTAGAAAAGAAATGGGTATTATTAATCCAGCGATGTAGTAAACTGTTCGTATACTGTTTTTATTTTTTTAACAAACTGTTTTGAATTACATTGTATTTTTGCACCAGGGTGCAACGGTCTAGGCCAGTTGCCAATTTTAATCCAGCAATAACCATCACTTTCGTTATTAAGAACAGGAATAAACTCCTCTTCAACTGTGACTAAAAATGTATGGTAAACAAATTTCTTATTAGGACTAGTAAATTTATTAACAGGAATAACTTTTTTTATATCTGGAACTAATCCAAGCTCTTCTTCTATTTCACGCAATAGTGCTTCAGTTGGTCTTTCACCTTTTTCAGCCTTGCCTCCAAAGAAACCCCATGTTCGTGGGTGATTAACTTCACCGCTTCGTTGTTGAAGCATTATTCTTCCTGTGTCTGTGCTTAAAAATAAACAACCACTTGCTATTATCATATTTTTCCTATCCAATGACTTACATCGTCACACGGGTCGTCGATATTAAAGATAGAGTCTCCAGAATCCTGCATTGTAAATTCCCTCATAGCTATTAACCCACTCTTTACCGTTCCATTCTAACTGGTCGTTGCTTGCTACGTTAGTTACATATTGAGTATCTGTATTTGTAGAAGAATCAAAACTTACATTCCAAGTTGATCCATTATATTCAATAATATCATATCTGTGGGCAACAACATTTAACCATTGATTACTAGGTACATCATTAATTAATATATATCTTTGTCCTAATGATGCGGCTGGAACTGTTCCATCTCCAGGATAATTTTTAACTGGATCTAAAATAGCATTTACGGCTGTGAGTGTATTTGTTGGTAATGTTGACTGATCTACGTCAACTGTTAATAGATTTGAGTCACTAGGATGGAAATCAAGTTTACCAATTATATCATCTGATTTGTCACTTACGTCTGTATTTTTTCTAAGTCTTAATTGACTTATTCCAGTTCGTAATTCACCAAAAGGTTTTAACTCTTTAGACCAGTCTAGTATTAAACCATCGTTATCAAGTTTTTGCCCATTAGCGTTTAATAATTGTAAATTACCATCTTCGTATTTCACTTTTCTATCTTCGTATGTTACAATTGTATATTGCAACGTTTGTTTATCAAAGGATTGCTCTTCTCTAAACAAATCTAAATTTGTATCGTCTAAGTTATACAGTTCACTTATAATTGTATGAATTAATTTTTGCTGTTTAACTTTAGCTGGAGGATTAATATGTACTGGTATATTAAAACTTAAAGTAGCAACATCAATAATATCATCTATGCTTGATCCCACACTTCTTGTACTCCATGTTGTATTAGTTAATTCTACATGACTCAATGCAGTCCAGTCAATTGGACTATTGTTTGTTCTTATGTCTAGTGTAGGATTAAATAATACTAGTATTTGTTCCATTAATTGTAATTTTTGGTCTGTGTTTGAAGTCCAAATATCACAATTCATTTGTAACATATAAGGAACAGGTGCATGTCTTTCAACAGTATAACTATTTCCTCTTTCATTTATATATTCACCAGTTGTGTCATCGTATTTCTTTTCAAATACTTGAACTTTATCAACATGATCTTGATATGTACGTCTTTCTGGTAACATATCTAATGAAGTTACGTAACAACTTATAAACGGAACAGTATTAATAATGTTTTCACTGTTTTCTCTTGTTATGTGTGCAGCCATTCTATTAATGTCTCCATAACGTACAGGAACTTGTTGAAATACAGATAAGTCTTCTTCGTTTTTACCCATTTCAACACTGAATCCACTAAACAGTCTTATAAACTGTTGAATGTATCTTCTAATTTGTTTATCGTAAAAATATTGTTGTGCCATTATTCAAAATCACTCTTTGGTTTAATAACTTGACTAAGTGCTTGCTTTTCAGGAAACTCTTTATCGTCGATAACTGTAGTAGCATTGTTATTAATAAAGCTACTAGCATTATATGTTCTATCACTCCATGTTTGATCAGTAACATTATCATATAATCTATGCCATTTATTGCCTCTTCTGACAAAAAGTCTATTAGGTGTAAAGTCTGTTCTTACAAAATACTCACCTTCGTTTGGACTTACTGGAAACTGATCGCCTTGTTCTAATGTCTCACCATGCTTATATGTTTTATCTTCAGTCTCTACACCAAATAAATGGTCAGCTAATGGTAATCCTAGTGGGTCAGCAGCTTCAGCACTCTTTACAATAGCATTACTAATGTTAAGTTCTGTTTTGTATGCACTTATATCATTTTTAAGACTATCTGGATCATTAGCAGTTCCAAGTATATCTGCGTATTCTTGTGTATCTGTTAATGGTGCTACTTTAACACGCCAAATGTGTGGATACCAAGTTTGTGAAAATCCTTCACTTCCTCTAGCGGCATCTTGCACTACATAAAATTTATTAATAGCATCTCTAGCGTTAGTAAGTAAAAGTTCATCACGTAAATGTGGTAATTCAATTACATCACCTGGCATAAGTCTACGCCCTAAACGTTCTACCATATCGTTAATATGAAAACTAATAAACAATGTATCATTTGTTAAAAATAAACCAAATTGTGTTAAATCAAAATCATTATCACTAACATTATATACACCACGTAGTTCAAATACGTCAGGATCGTATTTACGATCTCTGTTTTCCATAAACAATAAGTCTTGTATGTTTGTTTCGTCAATTAAACCTTCAGGATTAATTTCTTCTCCTGTAATATTATCTATTTCCATACCACTGCCATAATTAGGCTCGCTAGGATCTTTACTATCGTTCTTAGGATCCGGTCCTAGGTATTTGTGTACGTGTATTCCAGTACCACCTATATCGAATTGTTCACGTATTGCGTGATCCATAAACTTATAGTCGTTACCTTTAAATGGTTTATATAAACTTAATCTTGGCATGCAGGTTTCCTTGTTATATTGTATTTATGCAAATTAGTCATACTATAGTTGCCATAAATAGATATGTATGTAGTTAATTCTGCATTTTATATAAGGAAAAGAAAATGTTTAGATTTTTCACACAAAAACAATGGGCATTGTGGTCGTGGCTGGGTTCAGCTATTATCCTAAGTTCATTATGGGTACAAGTTCAAATTGACGTTAAAATTAATGAATGGTTTGGGCAGTTTTACGATATGATTCAAAAAGCACTTGGTGCACCAAACGCTATTACAATTACAGAATATTGGAGTAGTTTAGGAACTTTTATTTACTTGGCTGCAATTTATGTTTTGATTGCCGTAGTTGTTAGTTACTTTACTGCACACTATTTGTTTAGATGGAGAGCAGCAATGGTTGAATGGTATCATAGTGTATACGACAAAGCACGTACTATTGAAGGTGCAGCTCAACGTGTACAAGAAGATACTATTAAGTTTAGTCGTATTATGGAAGGACTTGGTACAAGTTTAATTGAATCAGTAATGGTTCTAGTACAATTTGTTCCTATTCTATTAGGACTATCAGTTGGTATTCCAATCTTCTTCTTTGGTGATTGGCAATATGGACTAGTAACTGGTGCGTTAATTTGGAGTATTGGAGGAACAATATTCTTAATTGGATTAGGTTGGTTATTACGTCTAGTTGGAGTAGAATATGATTTACAAAAGAAAGAAGCAGCTTACAGAAAAATACTTGTAATTGCAGAAGATGATGTGACAATTCGTCCTAAAAGAATTGATGAATTATTTCAAGATGTAAGAAGTATTCACTTTAAATCTTATATTAGATACTTGTATTTTAATATAGGTAGAATTTCATATTTACAAGCAAATGTATTATCAGCTTATGTATTTTTAGCACCAGCTATTGTAGCAGGTGTTGTAACACTAGGTGTGATGCAACAAATTATTAGAGCTTTTGGTAGAGTAGAAGGTTCAATGCAATATATACTTAAAGCATGGCCTACTATTATTGAACTAGCAAGCGTATATAAACGTTTGAGAGAGTTTGAAAGACTAATTGAAGAAAAATAAAAATTTAATAACGCAGGTAAAATACGCCTGCGTTATTATAAATAATACATATAAGGAACAACTATGAAAATTTGTATTATTGGAGGCGGAACTACTGGATGGTGGGCCGCAGGATACTTAGAAAAACAATTTCCAGATTATGATATTACACTTATTGAAAGTAGTGATATTCCTATTATAGGCGTAGGCGAAAGTACATTACCACAGATTGCACAATTCTTTGAAGACATGGGAATGTCAGAAGACGAATGGATGGAAAAAAGTAATGCACAAAAGAAATTTGGAAACATAAAGAGTCAATGGAATAAGCCAAATGGCGATCCGTTTGCATTCACCTTTTGGTTTAATGATAATAATGTTTTTGATAAATGGAAACAACAATACGATAGTGGTATTGTTGATAAGCATAACATTAATGATCAACTATATCACAAAGGTGGCTGGCAAGCAACTGCATATCACTTAGATGCTGAAAAAGCCGGAGACATAGTTAAAAATAATTGTAAAAATGTAACTCACATTATAGACACATTAGACGAGTTACCAGAGGGATATGATTTATATATAGACTGCACAGGGTTTCGTAGAAAATTTGTAAAAGACAATACTGAAGTACAATTAGAAAATCATTTAGTAGATAGAGCATGGGTTTGTCCTTTTGAATTGCAAGATAATGATGTACAAGGATACACTCAAAGCGTAGCACGTAGTAATGGTTGGCAATTTATAATTGATTTAACAAATAGAATTGGAACAGGATATGTGTTTAGTAGCAAACATCAAACTGACGAAGATGCACTTGCAGAGTTTAATAAAGTAAATGCACACAGAACTCCCTTTATGGGAAAAACACCTAGACTGTTAAAATGGAATCCTAGTGTCTTAGCTAATCCCTGGCACAATAATGTAGTTGCAGTAGGGCTCAGTAACGGCTTTATAGACCCTTTAGAAAGTAATGCACTGTTTATGACGCAATTCAGTATAACAACGCTTGTACGGTGCTTAAAACGTGGATATGGGGCTAAAACTTACAATAGAGCAATGCGTAATGTTTGGAATGATAATAGTACATATATAAAACATCATTACATGTTAAGTGATAGAACAGATACTGATTTTTGGAAATATTACAGTAAGTTTGATGTAAGTAAAACAGTATGGGAAAATTATCATAAAATGGGAAACAAATATACTAACTTGTACCCAGACGCAATATGGGCTACTTTAGCACTATATTATGACAAATTAATTCACTATAAATCAAAATAAATTTAAAAAAATTATAACCCATTGATTTTATTGGGTTTTTTCTGACGACTAAAGGTTGACAACCAAGACGTCTTATCGTATACTGTATGTATAGTTAATTAAAGGAGTCAGAAATGCAAACATATAAATTATACCAAATTCATTTAACAGATGCCGAAATAGATCTAGTTAATGCTGAAGGACACGATGCTGTTCATAAACAATCATTAAAGCTAGACATGAACTTTAGTAAAAATGAAATTGGTACAGTTGCCGCTGATGCTTTTAACCGAGGCTACTATACACATGTTAGTAACATTACCGCTGATGGATTAGAAGGCGTGTTTCACACAGGTAACATGGGTCCTGAAGAAAATATAGAACGTTTATCTCGTATGTATAGTGTTAGTGTTGGAGATATTGTTGAAGATTCATCGGGTTCTCAACATGTAGTTGCTAATTTTGGATTCAAACCGGTTGACACTATAAACTAGAAGCCGTATACTTAGAACATTCACAGGAGTAATCATACTATGATGGAGTTGTTAGAATTCATCGAAGAATTAAAAAAATTACCTCAAACCGACGAAGTTTTGTCTTTAATTGATAAGTATCAAAATAAAGCAGACGAACTAGATCGTCATATGTTCGAAGATTATCACGGAGTATAAGCAATGGCATTACCCAAAGCTACTAAAAAGAAAAAAGCAAGAGCACCTTCACAACGAATCCGTAAAGGTTCATTACAAGATCCTTCATGGGAGGGTGCAGACGGTTGGTCTGGTAAAGAATATCATGTTAAAAGACAACATGCAACTGAATATTATTATCGTAATTATAAAGCAAGCGATTTAGTTGAGTATGCATATGATTGGATGCTTGCAAATGATTATACAAAAAAAGATATTAAATGTGTAAAGGCAGCAAAAAGCCAATCACTTAGTGCAGTAACAGGATATTACTGTCGTATGCTTACAATGGGTTGTCCTGATATACACCTAGCATGGAATGCATATTGGGAAAGTCTTCCTGGTACAGGCGGTACACCTCAGCCAATTTCTACATATATTAAATCACGTATTACTAATGCAATTGAAGAAGGTTCAACGTTTGTAGAAGAAGCTGAAAAATTAGCAGAAGCAGAAGCTAAACGAACAGCGAATGTATATAAACCTACAATACAAGATTTGCTTCATAAAGCCGCAATGCAAATGACTGATGAAGTTGAACAATTTTTAGACGACTGGGTTAACTCAGGTTATGATTTAAAATTTGTAAAAGACTTTGCTCCAGTTGAGATGTTTCGTAGAGCAGGTGTTAAGCAAGCTCATGCACGTATTATACGTAAAGGGTATATTCACGGATTAGAAGAATACACAGAACTTAATACTAAAATTCCTAAAGATAAAATTGATGACTGGCGTGAACAATTAGAAGAAGGATATAATCACCTTAATGCTCAACAGAAAAAAGCACTATTAGAAGTATATCGTAAAATAGTAGATGCATGTGATATTGTTGAAGCAGAAAGTAAAGCAAATCGTAAGCCACGTAAGACTCGTACAAAGAGTCCAGAAGATATTGTTAAGAAGCTCAAATTTAAGCAAACAGACACTGATTATGGTTTAGGTAGCATAACACCAGCAGATATTGTTTACGCCCGAATACTGGTGGTTTTTAACACTAAGAACCGTAAGATAGGAATGTATTATGCTAAGAATGTAGATCCTATGGGATTAAAACGTGAAGGTAGTGGACTAAGTGTTAAAGGAACTACTATAATAGGTTACGATGAAGACAAAAGTGTACAACGTACTGTTCGTAAACCTGCTGAATTCTTACCAGAAGTTAAAAAAGCTACAAGATCTAAAACAGAAAAGTTGTTCGAAACATTAAAGACAACAGAAACTAAACTAAACGGTCGAGTAAACGGCGAAGTTATACTACTAGCAACATTTAATAAATAATTGCATGGATAATGCATATAATGACTTTGTAAAATGGTATGACAATCATATAGAATGCGGCGGAAACATAGGTTATTTCGACGCATCTAATATTAGAAATTATAGTCTAAGTATTCCAGAAATATTATACTCTACTCTTGCACCTTGGGTAAGGTTTGTAAGAAAAAATTGGAAAGAAATAGATGAACATTACGAATACTATATTAACAATAGTAAAAATTTTTTCCATATGCAGACAGGACAGCAATGCAGATATGTAGTACAGAATTTGCATATGGCAGATCAAGATATAATTTACAAGCCAGTTGCATATTGGATTCCTGGTAGAGTTAATGTTCATCCTGGTAAAAGCAGACTGTTTGCAAGATGGGCACAACGCCAAGCAGTAAATGAAATTATATACATAGACTATAATTATCCAGATGCTGATCAGCCATATACTCGTTTTCAAAATGTCAATGATGCTTGGAATGGATTAACATATACCGATCACACACCTGGCATAATTAATACAAGTTCATTTAAAGACGAACTTAAACTAGTAGACACTACATATATTAAACATTATTGTTCATTATATAAAGATACAAATTTTGAACAATTACTGTTTATTGATGATATTAAAGACGAGCAGTACCCAATATGGCAAAATGTAGCTAGAAAATATCTAGAAGAGTGTTTAAATAACCCTGTCAGGATTGGTAAACGTACAATAAATTTCTAGTTGTTATGATAAATACATACAGCAGGAGAATAACGTAAATGAGTGCATCAAACAAACTTCAAAAAGAAATAGAACTTCGCCTAGGTGGTGGAATGATTGATGTTGAGCTAGATCCGGAACATTATGAGCTAGCAATAGACAAATCTTTATCAAAGTATAGACAACGTGCAGAAAACGCAGTTGAGGAGAGCTTTATTATATTAGATATGATAAAGGATCAAAGTGAATATACTTTACCTGAAGAAGTAATGGAAGTTCGTGACATTTATCGTAGAACAACTGGTGTAAGTAGTGGAACAGGTAACGATATAGAACCATTCCAAGCCGCTTACATTAATACGTACCTATTAGGAAGTAGTAGAAATGGTGGATTAGCATCATTTGATTTCTTACAACAGAATAGAGAAACAATGGGTAGACTATTTGGTGCTGAAATAATGTTTACTTGGAGACCTCAAGATAAAAAATTAATCTTACAGCGTAAAATTAAAGCAAATGACAATGCAGTATTGCATTGCTACAATTATAGACCAACAGAAAGTTTATTAGAAGATACATATGCAGGACCTTGGTTAAAAGATTATGCATTTGCTCATGCTAAAATGATCTTATCAGAAGCACGTGGTAAATTTACACAGATTGCAGGACCACAAGGTGGTACTACAATGAACGCAGATCAACTTAGAGCAGACGCACAAGCAGAAATTGATAAATTAGAAACTGAACTAACATTATACAACGATGGAAGTACAGGACTTGGCTTTGTAATAGGGTAAAAAATGCAACTTGGTAATCACCACTGTACTATCGACGAAGTAACATACGATAGGTTAGAACTATTAGATTTTGTAAATCAACATAAACATAATATAATGCAATTTGGAGATTATATGCAATACCTTTCTCCAGAAAAGAGAGAGTTCAAAGGCAGAACAGGTATGAACGCTATTGCAGTACAAAAAACTGAAGGCAAAAACTTACTTGATTATCCAGTAATAGAAAAATACGTTAATATGTTTAACTTCAAACAACCTATTGCTCCACGTGACATTGATTTATTACATTACGATCCAGGTTATAGCTTTCACCCTCATACTGATCATTACATGTGGTGTGGAATAATGTTTCCTATTATGCCAGAAGATGCAGGCGAACCAATTAGTTTTTATAGTAGAGTTGGAGTTACCCCAGAAAGAAATGTTAACTATGAAAAGAAATATGGATGGAATGATTTAGATATTGAATATAATCACTACTATAGCAATAAGCACCCTACATTATTTAATGGAATGACTGTACACGGTGTACCTACTATTAAAAGAGAAAGAATTTACCTAAGAATTAAAGTATTAGGTGAGAAGTTTGAAGACGTAGTTGAAAAACTTAGAAACAATAACTTTGTTATTGACAAATAATTAAAAACCCACTATAATAAATTTATGAAAAAAGTAATTGGTATATGTGGCCTTATTGGTCACGGAAAAGACACCGCCGCAGGTTTTCTCATCGAAGAAGGCTTTCAACGTATTAGTTTTGCAGGAGTATTAAAAGATGCATGTGCAAATATATTTGGTTGGGACAGAATCCTACTAGAAGGAAATACATCAGAAAGTAGAGTATGGAGAGAAACTGTTGATGAGTGGTGGGCTGAGCGTTTAGATATTCCTAATTTTACTCCAAGATTTGCATTACAACACGTAGGCACTGATGTTTTGAGAACACATTTCCATCCAGATATCTGGGTTGCGGCATGTGAACGTCAAATTGAGATGTGTACAAAAAATGTTGTTATTAGTGACTGTAGATTTTTTAATGAACTTAAAGCAATTAAAAAATTAGGTGGAACAACAGCAGTTGTTTGGAGAAATGAGAAACCATTATGGTGGGCTACTGCTTCTAGTATTAATCAAGCAGGTGCAAATAATGTTGAACATAACAGTATGTCTGTTGTTTTTCCTGATGTACATAAAAGCGAATGGAGTTGGGCAGGTTGGAATTTTGATATTAACTTAACTAACACATCTACATTAGAAAATTTTAAGTCTCAAACTCTGCAAAAAATTATAGAATAAATAAACA